TTATCCGTAACTCAGGTTAGATACACTATTTTTAGGATTGTTTATTGCTTTAGCAAGAGTATTGTAGGATAAACTCTCAGTAGCATCATTTGTTGCTTTATGACGAAGTATATTTTCCAGTCTTTCCCGTTTTGCAACATCCCCGTATAATTTATCGGCTTCCTTAAAAGCATCATACCACTCTGGGTTACTCTTACCGTACTCTTGAATATCCCGTGAAACTGCTTTTTGTATTTTCTTAAGCTGATTTTTAACTCCTGCATCTGTATCCCATTTTATAATCGAATTCAGGCTCTTTTTAGTCCCAACGAGTTTATTAACGTCATACTCTTGTAGCGGTAACTTTATAGGACTACCATATTGATTTAGTACTTTTGAAAATGGTTCTATTTCATTTTTCATAGTTTCAAGCGACTGCAGGAGGCTTTTTTCATCAGGGGAAAGAATAGCCGTATCTATTTTTATATTATCAATTGCTTCTTTAAAGTTAGTAGGTAATGTTTTAGCATCTGCCGGTAATGAAGTCTTGACTTTATCGTATAAACCGGCAATCTGAGATTCTATCTCCGGAGTTCTTGACGGACCGATTTCATCAAAAATATCACTTAATACTTTTTGCGTCTGTTCTTCGGCAAGCGCATATTTATTTTTTAACTTATTACCAAAAATGGGAGCTTTCCCCACGTACTGATCGGCTAAAGCGGTTAATTTAGAATCGGTAACCGCTGCAGCCGGTAAATCTATACCTAAATCTCTTGCTGCCTTAGCTGCTTCAATATTCATACTCTTAGGCGTTAACCCCATAAGTTTCATCGGTATTTTTGCGAGCGTCTGGCGAGGTTTTGTAAAGTTATTTAACAGACTTTTACTTTTAATAATAGCGGTAGGAGTAGCAACGCTAGATATCAGATCAGCGTGCAACGGATCAACTCCTGCTTCCTGCATTACTCCAGAACCTGCCCCTATGCTACTGCCTGTTCCTATATCCTTGGCAAATTTGGTTAATAAAGATTTACTACCCCCTCGAATTGCACTTCCGGCAGCATTTAACGAAGCGCCGGTTGGAAGAGGGAGACTTGCCGTAGCACCTCCAAACTCTCCGGCTTTATATAGAATATTCCCTAAACTATCATTCTCCTTAGGCTTCATGGCGTCCAAAGCCTCAAGTCCTCTACTTGCTGACTTAGCCATGAATTCTGCGGACTCTGGCAGGATTGGAGCAACAACTCCGGGTGCTACCTCCATAACACCTGCCCCGAATTGATCTGCCGCTTCTGCCAGACCCGATCTACTAAAACCCGCTAATGCTCCTTTGCCAAATTGACCAAGCCTATCAAGAAAAGACGGCGGTGTTTCTTTTGCTACAGCTTTAGGACTCCGGTACTTATCAAATACACTACTCCTTTGGCTCGGTAATTGATCTCTATCTATATTTTTAGGAGCTTTATACTTATCAAATTTACTCATTGATTACCTGCAAACCATCATTATCTATGGCATCTTGCACCCAATCTTTATGAACCCAATCTTTTGTACCTGTTATTGGATCAAGCATTAAAACCCTATCGCCGCCGTTAGTGCTCTTATCCCCTTCATCAGCACTTATACCGAGCATAGCTCTTAAATCGTTAATAACGTTTATATTCGTTGCCATATCATTATCAGGCGATATCGTCGGTATATGTTTAAATTCCTCCTGATTTGTGTATTTAAAAGCTTTATTCAATTTCCCGCGTAATACCTCACCTATTGCCCAAATCTTTGCCTGATCCGGACTATATTCCTGATTACTGAATTTTGATCGGATGTATTTTCCTAATGGCGACCTCTCTCCTTCAGAACCAAGGTTCGTAACCGTATTTTCTGCATGAGTCAGCATTCCTTTCAACTCGTTCAAAGCTTCCTGCTTTTCTCGTTCTTCTTTACCTTTCTTAAAATTATTTAATAAACTTTTCTCTTCTTTTTTATCTCTCCTGAAATTATCCAGTAAATTATGATGTCTCTTAGTCTCTTCCAGCTGCCTCTCCTGAAATTTACGATGCCAGGCTTTGTCTTCTCGAGCGTCTGCTAAAGCCTGCTCTGCTCTTTGTTGCTGCAATATTTGATTAGCCAAACGCTCATTTTCAGCAATTGCAGCATCCTCGCTAGTATTATAAGCCGAGAGTGCCGGATTCATCGCCCTCCCTATAACCCCTAAATTGTTTTTAAATCCACGCATGTCAGGCTCGTTTGCTAAACCGTTACCAAGAGCAAGTAATGCCTCATTTATCGCTCTATGCTGCTGATCCCTACTCATCCCTAAGTTGCTTCGGGTGCTGCTAATTGCTTTTGCTATTCCCTCATCAAAAGGATTTCTTCTCTCCGGGAGAGCTGCTACCTGATTTAATATTTCTTCTTCCATAATCATAATTAAATTAAATTAGCATATTTTTTCCAGTAAGACATTTTATCTAATATGCTCTGTATCCTTGGCTGCAATACGGCTATTCTATCTTTATCTCTATTATAATTACTATAACCCAGCCCAAGTTCGCGCATCATGTCATATCTAGCGCTTACTTTAGCTAATTCAGCTTGTTGCCTTTTTAGTTGAATATCTCTTTCTTTTAATTTGCTTTCAGCTAAAGCCTTTCTTTTCAGTAAAGCTTGTCTATTTTCTTCAGCTATTTTTAATTCCTTAGCTTTCCTAATTTGAGCTTGCCGATTTTCTTCTGCCATTCTTGACGCTAGACGCGTTGCCTCTGCCTGCCGCCTTACCTCATCTTCTCTTTTTCTCTGTAATTTGGTATTCTCAAAATCAGCATAATTCTTGATACCCCCCATATCCTGATTTAGGTTGCTCTCAAGCTCCGTCTCACTATGACTTACCGGTACAGTCTGCGCATATTGTGCCAAAGCATGAATATTTGGCCTTAAAGATGGCGTATAAACAGACGGATTACTACTGATATTTGGATTGGCAAAAATACTGCTAATTTCTGGGCTTACATTGTATTTTACAATATCACTACCCGCTATTTGCGGCCATTCCTGATTCCTCTCTTCTTCAAATCGCTCCCTCCTCTGGTTTAACTCATCTTGCGTATTTAGCCACTTGTCTACTCCGAGCCGGTTCATTCCGCTAATCTTGCCCAGTAACTCCTGATATTCGGACAATCCTTGCTGACCTAAACTATTTAACCGGTTTAAATCATTCATGTCACTTTTATTTAAACCGCTCATTCTCCCTCGGAGTACATCCTGGAGTAAGTTGTTTCTATTGCCAAAACGACTTTTAGCAATTCTATTTATAGCATCCTCGGTTTGTGATAAATGTGATTGTGATCCATAAGTACCCTTTCGCTCATGATCCATACTGATTCTAGCCTTTTCCGCTTTTAAAAGACTTTTGGTATCAGCATCAAGCTTGTTTACTTGTGGATCATAAATTGTAGGTAAATCGCCTATAGCTCGCGTTCCAACATTCTCTCGCCCCATTAACGAGCCATAAAGCTTATCTCTTTCTTCCCTTGATGAATCATTATAATCATGGCTCAAATCACCTAGCAGACGATGCGATACTGCTAATTCTTCAGGCACATTAGCAAGTTGCTGACCACTGTAAGTGGGAGTAGGGCTATTATAAAGATTTAGTCCCTTCTCAAGTACCTTAACTGCAGCTGCTTCACCATAAGGCCCCATGTTATCAGGATTACCGCCGCTATTTACTATATTGTATAACGCCTTCATCTTTTGCTTTGGGGCGTTTAATTCCTCGTAGTACTTGTTTTTATCTGCCGAATTTGCTAAATGCGAATATATATGTTGCTGATTGCCGAATTGCCCCAGCATATTTGTTAATCCCGCTCTCTTTGCCTTCTCAGCTGACCCTAGTGCATTTAAACTATTGCCAAGTCCGGAATTAAATTCAGATTCCAAACTCTTTGCATCATTACTTAAGGCATCTATACCAACACGTGATAATGGAAGCCCCTTATTTAGGTTCTTATCAAATTTATTATAAAAACCGGTTTGCCTACTATCGGTTCTATCTCCAAACTGCTTTCCCATCATCCTCCATCCGGTATTACCCACCCCTCTTTGGCCTGATGAGAGTATATCCAGTAAAGAGGTCTTTTGCCCCTCATTAAAACCCTGCGGAGTTCTACTTAAAACACTATTTGCCTCCACCGAGTAAGGAGCAGGGTTACTCGCAAACTGATCTTCCAGAGTTCGTTTCTTCTGTGTTAAAGAAGACATTGGCACACTAGTCTTTCCTCTGTATACAGGTGTAGGGTTAGCTACCATTCGCCCTACATCACGATTAATAACGGCTAAGGCTTGTTCTCGGAGGTCATTTAAGTTTCGTGTTTTCATATTATCCTCTTAAATAACTCTCTAGTGACTTTGCACGAGGCGGAAGATTTACTTTTCCCCCTCTTTTATGTTTGCGAATGTTTTTTACAAACATGTCTAATTTTTTAGCGCCTAAATCGTTATCTCCGTTACCCAATTTACTAACAATCTGAGGACTAATTTCCATTTCTCCATGAGAAACTAATGCTTTAATCTTTTTTGCTCCTGCTAAAGAATTACCATCTCCGGCATCAGCTACTACATCAGCTGGCATTACATAAGAACGATCTAGTAAATCCCTTCTAACCTTATCATCTTGCCCCCCGCTATCACCACTTAAATAAACTATAGGACTTCTAGGGTAATAAATTTCTTCCGTTAAATAAGCATAAGGACTACGGGCGCTTCCGCCGCCTTTCATTCTAATAGGCCTACCATCATCATCCGTATACTCAATCCAGCGACCGGTTCTTGCAAATTCCTCAGGTGATACAACGCGCCGATTAATACGACCCATGTTCTTTATATCTTCATCTAACTGCTTGTTTTTCCGCTTTTTTTGTAAATCGGCACGTGCGGTTTCCAGAGCTTCATCAGCTTCAACTTCAGCAATCGTCTTACGACTAGCGTTACGATATCTTCTTTCTTCCTCTGCTATTTTCTCTGGACTCTTTGGCTTCTGCCGACCGCTTACTTGCGCCGCTACCGTTCCAAGTGTTAGTAAATTCTTAGGCTCAGTTAGATAGTCTTGTAATTTATCGGTAAAACCCATATTGTCTTGTTTTTTCTGTCTATCAAGCATGTAATTATAATAGTTCTCGGCATAATCCCCGCTACTGACACCTAAACCATGACCTTGTCCTCTGCCCATACCCGAAGAAAGTGCAGTTGCGCTACTTAAAGCCCCACCACTTACATAAGGATTACTTCCTCCAAGCCCGAACAGTCCACTACTACCGCCAGAACCACCAAGACCTAAAGCAGGCAATATCGCATTAGTACTGCCGTAATTACTAAGGCTAGAACCAAGAGCCGTTCCTCCAATGCTTCTTAGTCCAGAGCCGAGAGCAGATGCAAAAGATGGAAGAGCTGCTCCCATACCGGCTCCTTTTAAAGCTCCACTTAAAGCACTCTTGCCTCTTGCTGCGTGCTGTATTCCCTGACCGAGTGCGCCGCCGATAATGCCACCTATTCCCGGTAGCACCATGTTACCGATAACTGCTCCAGCTCCACCTCCTATTACACTTTTTATTGCTTTAAATGGATTAGTCCAAAAACTATATTCACGAAGCCCGGTAGCAGGATTTATCGTACCACTTCCACCTAAACTTTTTAATATATGAGCTTCTATAGGATTAATATGCGCAAGCTCGGTATCGCCGTTTCTTCCGTGTCTTCTAATCAGATCGGCAAGCTTCGGTAAGTCTTCATCACCGACAGAGCCTCCTTCTTTAAAAGAGTACTGCGCTCCTGTATTATCATAAGCATTACTGTAAGACATATTGGGATCACCATAACCTCCCTCTTCATAACGAGAATCAGGCATTTGATTATCGCCATCAGAAGCTAGGTTATAAGGATCAGAACTGTTATAAGGATAGTTGTAGGTATTTAAATATGGATCGTAATTTTGCATTTTTGCCTCTAGTCTATAACAAAATAAAGGCTTTATTTTTATTATAGCAGAAACAATCTTAATCCATGTTTTTTCGTAAAAAGAAAAAAGGAGCTAAAAAGCTTAGCTCCTCTAAAAATAGAAAAAAACGAGTAATTGATAGTGTGTTCACGTTAACATATTTTAACAAGCAAATCTAGGTGTATTTTAAAACTTACGCCGCCTCTACTATGCTTTGCGAATAATTATACTGCTCGTTAATCCATTTAATACAGGATAGTTGTCTTTCCTCCCCTAAGTCAGCAATACTCTCAACACCAGCTTTACTGCACCACTTGTTTATTATCTCGCTTGGTACGTTATACAATTTAATAAGTTCTATTAACTCGGCTAAAGTTTCGCTTGGCTCTAGGGCTTTGACTTCTTCTTCCTGGTGACTTAAAACGGAGTCAAGTTTGCTACTTACTACTTGAGACTTCATTTCCAAGCGGTCATAATTTGTAACGGCTTCATTACTTTGAGTCTTAGGCGTTACATCCTTTTCCGGCATATCTACTACCTGATAGTCTTGCGCCTCTTCAACTGTTATCAAGCCTCCCAAAGCATCTGCAAACTTATCTCTAAGAGCAAAGCCTCTCGCTCTCATCTGCATCATTCTTTTCGGATACTGAGTCCATGGACCGCTCTTACCCCATAAGCCAGCTTTTTTAGCATCTTCTGCGCTAAAGCTTACGGTATGCTCGGTTTGGTTCCGACGCTTAACCCTGCAAAAAGCCGTATTTGTTTTCTCATCATACCACTCCTTGATATCTTCAAATGACGAATGTGCCTGTACAAGAGCAAGTAATGCGTCGCCATACACGGAAGGTTTGCCGTTAATAACCGCTATATTCTGCAACGCCTGTATTGGCTTTAATCCAAGTTCGGCTCCCATTTGCACGGCAACTAGAATATCTGCTGCTTTACCCTGATAAGTTCTCGGCACCATAGCACTATTTGCTATAATCGTAGCATACTCCATAGCTTCCTTTAAGTTACTCGGTGTTAATAATGTTGTTTTTACTGCTATGTGACTCATATTTTATCTCTTAATTATTATTTTAAAAAATGTATTGCAGCTTCTTATTTCCCTCATGCTTAACGTAGTCCTAAGAACTAAGATGAGTAATAATGTGAGCGAAAATTATGCTAGCAATAACTACCTCTAATAAAATCATTTCCTTTGACCCTTATTTAATTAAAAACATTCTTGATTGCTTACCGTAGTTTATACATTTCTCGTATACTTCTCTATACTTTTCCTTAAACTTCTTTACATCAACCAGCGACTTTGGAGCAGTGTTTTTCCATGTAGCTATTACGTTCCCCTGACCATCAATTAGCACGTCATAATCTCTCATAAATTCCTGTATATCGGTCTTTAATTTCTCAATGGTGCTTTGTATCCGTACTTCTTCCTCCTTAGCCGCTTTAAGTTGTTCCCATTTTTCCAAAATGTTACTTTCCGCTACTATTTCGTGATGGTTACTTTGTGGAAATAAATTAAATGTGTCCCTAGTATTAACACATTTAGGCGGGATTCTTTTTTCTATATGGTTATGCCAAAAATTACAGGCTATCTTAATTAACTTATCTTCTAGCTCCTTGTTTCTATTATACGTGTATATTCTAAAATCTTGACCGCCGATGAGTACTGCTGTATCAACTACTGGAACATTACAAACTGCCGAATATGTAGCGTTTTGAATAAGATAGGACTCGGGGATTTGGTCAGTCCCTAAGTCGCCCCATTCTTTAGCTTTAAGAAACGAAGCAGTTTTACATTCAAGAATACGCCTTTTATTATCTGCCCACCGATCAATATTAGCTGCTAAAAATGAATATTCAGGATGATAAATCGTGTTTGGCTCTATTTCCACATCATAGCCAGTATCCTCACTATAAGCCTTAGCAACCACATCTTCTAAAAGGTTGCCCCACCTCATTGCAGCGTTAGTCTCTTCGCTAATATCATCGCTGGTTTTATCTAAGTATACGTCAAGAGCCGTGCGGTATGGATTTAAGCCGCAGATAGCTCCTAAATCACTGCCACCGATATAATTTTTACGTTCTTTTAACCAATGCTCTCTTAACCATTCTTGTTTGTTTTCCATACTAATAACCTTATTGCTTTATTATTATAAATAACGTTTTATTTCTTCAAGCTGACCTAGTACCTTCTGTGGATTAAAAAGCAAATGCTCTTTTGCCGCCGCCTGTCGTTCCAAAAATGTAACTATCAAGACACAAAACTCCCTCGGTACTACTACAAACTCGTCATCAGTCTTAGACTTAAGCCACATTGACAAGCTGTGTGTTGAAATATCACCAACCATGCCCCAGAGAAGATTAGAAATTTCCTCCCGTGAAATAAACCGATCTTTTACAGTAAGCATTTTAAACCTCCACCCCTCTAGTTGATGAAAAGTAAGAGCGCAAGCTTTGATCATGCATGTAAGCATTATACTCTGCCTTATCAATTGCCTGCTCTAGAGCTACCGGGTCATATTCACTAGTATCCCAATCAACACAGTAATCTTTTGCCTTTGCAAGTAAATACTCGTATTTATCAATATCAACCATTAGCCGGTAGTAGTTATCGCCATAGGTTTCATAGGGAATGTTATAAAAGTTAGCTCTTTCTATCTGTTCCTCTATAAACGCTTCCTTTGCTCTTGTAATAATTCTGGCAAATGTTTCTTTAACACTTTCTGGTAGCTCTAGGCTTTCAGTTTTAGTTTCGTGAAATTTAGGTAGTTCCGTTAGGTTATCTGGTAATTTTGCTACTTGACGCTCATTAGAAATTTTTACCGCTTGTCTTAATCGCTCAAGATTAGAAAATACTTGCACCGCTTCTTTTTGAGGCAGTAGCATCTTCTTTAAGTATTCTTTTGCTTTGGCAACACTGATTTCTTCTAAACTCGGCATAGTAGATTCGTAATTATCATGGCTTATTAAATCTATTGTACCATGCTTTACCGAATTATTGATTTTCTCGTGATTTTTTGATTCTAAAAAAGACTCTTGACGTAAAGGTAGGGTTGAGATATTTTTCATATACTCTCCGTTTATGGATTGGTTATTGAAAAGTAAGAATTGTTAGCTCTGTTAAACTGTTAATTCTTACGGATTATATAAGGTTTTCATTTTACGTCCTAAGCTCTAAACTTAGGGCGTTTTTTTATTGCCTTATGAGATGAGTATAGAGGGGAAAGAGAGTATTGTCAAATATTTTATTTAGTTGTGTAAAATATTTTCTCTAACAGAATGATATTTTACTATATCTTCAAATTTTTGTGGTTTTAGTACAAAAGAGCTTAATCTACTCCCAGGATTATTATTTCTAGTGATAAGTTTTTCTTTTTCTAAAACTTTTAAAGCTGCATAAACTGCTGGTCGAGAGACTTTAGATAGTTTACTTAAATCTTTTATGTTAGTAATAACTATATCATCTATAGCCAATTTAATAAGAGTCTTTAATACTTCCTGATAAGCTGGAGTTAACAGTGCATAACTATCAATAGCTTTTAATAACAATTCTTTGTTGTCCATCTAATTTTATAAAACCTAAAAAGATAATTTATAATTAATTTTACTTTAAATATAACACTTTTTACTCAAACTTCAATAAAACTCTTGATTTTATTAAAACAGTTAATATTCTTGTTTGTTATGTAAGTAAAAATTAGGAGGTAATAGAGAGGATTTTATAAGAAATATGTAGAATATAAGGAAATGAAAAAAGAAAGGGTGCCACCCCTACAAGACAACACCCAAACTCCACTTATTACAATTTGGAGTATAGTGGTATATTGTCTCTTCGTCAAGGCACTTTTTCTAAAAAATTATAAATTATTAAAATTTTTAGAGAATATGGCAAAACAACAAGAGCAAAAATTAACCTTTACGGAATCATACCAAGACCAGCTAGGAAAACTCTACTCTTTCAAGCAAGAAAAAGCCCGCTATCGTAAACATTATTTACACTGGGATAAGATAAAAAGAGCCAATAAAAAAGTTAAGCCTGTTCGTCAAAAATCTTTTTTTCTTAGTAGCCCTGCTAATAAATTACTTAGTGCTGTTATGGGAAAACTAATAAAAGGGGAAAGAGTACTTTTAAATCACAAATATATTTCTACATTCACACTCGTAGAAAGAAGACAGAATGTAAGAATTATTGAGGAATTAGAAGATATATTAAATATTACCTATCATAATTCTATCACTCATAACGGTAAGAAATATCGTTATAGTTATGAGTTCGCTCATAAGGAGCAAAACCTTGGAAATACTGCTTCTGTAGAAAATTCTGTTGCGACTTTTATGTCCCGACAAAACGATCCTTTCTATATATATGAAAATAAGAATATTGAAGATATAGATCTGAAATCTAATTTTTTGCAAAATTCTAAAAGTAATAAACTAGAGAAAAATACAGAACCTCAAATTACAGAATTTTCACCTCTTACCCCCCTTAAACTCAAAAAAAGAACCTCTAATAAGAGGAAAAAGTCCACTATAGCACAGGCAAAGGCAAGAATTTATCGTTTTAACCAGTATAAAGAGCCGCAAGACCTAAAGCACCATTACCCTTTAACCAAACAGGATGGAAGCAAATTACAAAGCCTTTCAGGGCGAGAATTTAGCCTAAATGCCATGAATGAAATACTCCTTTCAATGTCAAAACGGAAAGATAACAGGTTTTGCTCGAAAGCCCAGTTTATGGCATATTTCGGCAAGTGTCTGATGTTTGAGATGCGGGATGCTGTTAAGACAGGCAACGACAATTTCCGTATAAAAGCTAATATTTCCAAGGAAGAAGCTCCAAAAAAAACTCAGATATTTGGAGAAAAGGAACTAAAGGCATACGATCTAGAGAATAGGAATATTGAGGGTTTTCAAAGGCTATCTTGCTTTGGAATACTAGACAAATTGAAATTTGAAAATTCAAGTAATAATTAAGGAGTTTTATGAGCATTCATCCAAACAAGTCCGTTAAAAGCGACTATAAATATTTTAAAGCTGTTATAGGTGTTTTAAGTAAGGAACTAGATTACTTTGGTAGACCAAAGGAAGTGCTATTATTGAATAAAGTATCTCAAATAACTAAAGGAAATAAGCCTGTTGCCGATTATATTATGATCGATAAAAATAAAACAACGGAATGTTTGTTTGAAATAGCACGTCAGGATCTAATCAATCAGGCTATCTCATTCTACGGCAAAATACTTGATTACAAAGAAGTTAAAGTATACGACGGTATGAGTTTTTTACAGGATGAGTCTCATTGTAAGATCGGACATATCAAAAACCTCAAAATTTATTTTGAAAAGAAAGAGAAGTCTCCTTTAAATGTTTCATTTAAAGGAGTGAGGTAGATATACATCAAAAATACTAAAAATCAAAACTGGTTAGAGTTTACTTAATCACAAATATCTTTAATGATGACTAATAAGTTACTTATAATAGAACTATTAATAGTGTATTAATTAATTATGAATTATTCAGAGCCTTGTCAATATTCGATAAGATTAATAGATAAATTAAAGTCATTAGATACTAAAAATGTACTAGATTTTGATTTAATCAATAAAGCTATTTATTGGGCTAAGAAGTATCACGGCGATCAAAAAAGAAAAAGCGGTGAGCCTTATTATTCCCATCCTTTGGAAGTTGCATATTTATTTGCTGAATACGTGGCAGTGGAAGAGATAAAATATTATAATACTGATTTGATAATTACTGCTGTACTTCATGATACTATAGAAGATACCTCGTTAACCAAAGAAATGATTTCACAAAACTTTAATAAATCAATTGCTAGTAAAATCGAAGACTTAACGAGGATAAAATTCAACAAAAAAATTACTGCTGGAGAGACTGTAAATTTATTATTCTTACAGCATAAAAAAGATGTCTTGTATATCAAATTATTTGATAGACTGCATAATATGATAACTATTGGATGTATGACTATTGAAAAAAAGAAAAAGATAGTAGAAGAAACAATAATACATTTTATACCACTTGCTTCTTATTTAAACGCAAATAAAGTTAAATTAGAACTAACCAGATTATGTCTTAGAGAAGAACCAAATAAACAAAATTTGAATCTACCGATATTAAAAAAATATATCACTAATAAATCTGTTCACTTTCTTTTTCCAACTTTTCAAAATGTGATAGAGAAAATTTATAACCTAAAATGATAGGTATACTAATCAATAATATTCCCCAATTATTAAAATATTCAATTAAAAAAACTAATCCAAAAGAAGTCACTACAAACATTACCGCCCGTCCTAAAGCATACATTAAACAACTCATAGTAAAACGCTTAAATACAGGAAAATACTTGTAAAAAATAGGTGTTGCTGGAAAATGCCTAATAGCAAAACTTACCATCGATATTTGTAGTAATAATAACTGAAAAGATGAATTAATATTATTTAGTAAATAAGGACATAACAAAAATAATATGGTTGTTATAGATAAAAGTACTTTAAGAATTTTTATAGGATATATTTTATAACTTAAATAAGTAATAACTAACATAGACGTCAGTTCAAATAAAATAACAATCAAGTTTTGATTAATTATTTGTCCTGGGGTGAAACCAAATTGGTCTTTCATTATTGTTCCACAATAGATATAAACAAAATAAAAAATTAATGGATAAGCACATTGTATAATGAATAAAGAAAAAGCGGTTACTTTATTAACCTTTTCTTTCCAAATAACACTACCTTCTAATATTTTTTGATCTCTATCAGTTTGTTTAATAAATTCTTGTATTCCACGTTTTGCATCCGCAAAATCAGGGGTTTCCCTCAAAGTAGTTCTTGCTATCATACCAATTACTGCTATTGCTGCTCCAAACCAAAAAGCAAACCGCCAATCTGTTGTAAAACTAGTAACAAATGAACCAACTCCTAAAGCTAGTGTTCCTCCTATAGTAGCAAACACGGGTACTAAACCTACCATAGGGTATTGCATTGGTGGTTTGATTGATTCAGTTATATAAACCTCTGCCCCTATAGCTTCACCCATTGCTGCCATTCCTTGGATTACACGACATAAAATCATTATACAAGAGGCAGTAATGCCTATTTTATCATATGTTGGTAACAAAGCCATAACTGTGCAACAGCCAGCCATTATAAACATTGTTAGAAGTACTGTTGTTTTGCGTCCAAGTGTATCCCCGATATATCCAAAAATTAATGCTCCTAAGGGTCTAAAAACATAAGTAGAACAAAAAGTAAAGGCAGCCAATAATGAGGTAATGAAGGGGTCGGTTTTAGGAAAAAATAGCTCATTAAGCAGTACCGCCATGTGAATATAAAGCATTACGTCAAAATATTCTAAAAAAGTGCCTATAGATAAAAGTCCTACAGCCTCTTTTTGTGATTCAGAAAGTTTATTCTTCACTATTGCTTCCATATAAATTAATAACGCCATTTAATAGTGTTGATTTAATCATCAACAGCGGAAACCTGACAACAGGTATGTTTAAAAGACTTGATCTATTTTCTATTTAGTTGTTTTTATATCATAATACCAAAGCATTTTAGTAGAGCTAATTTTTTAAATATATTTTATTATTTTACAATTTGGCTACTAACAACATCTTCAAGCTCCTCATTAGTTAGAGTTCTTGAAGCGAGTACACCGTGTGTTTCTAAGCGTTTTATAGAATTTAGATATTTTTTCTCATTAATTCTTAATTTATTCATAATATCATCGTTAAAAACAACTCCTTCTTTATGTCCATTTTTAGCAATTATTAATAAATAAACCACAATATCAATGGGTTGATATATTCCTTTTTGAAATAACATCGATAAACGAAGATTCAAACTTTTTGTAAGCCAAGTTGGGTCAGTTTCTAGGTTTTGTCTAACGAAATCTAAGACATCTTTCAGTCTCACATACTCCTCGCCGTCTATTATCAAGGGTTTAGTCATTTTTGAATTTTTGATAATGTTTAAAAATCAGATCTATATCTAGTTTTTCAAAACAGTGGGGACACTCTGGTTCTATAAGTGCCATCCCATAATAGTTATTAATAGCAAAATCCTCTTCTAAATCAGAATAATTACTGTGTTTCTCATCTAATTTTAGAATATTATCTTTGTTCAAGTTAACAACTAAATTACCATTATTTTCTTCGGAAAAAGTTATTAAATTTAAATTCTGTAATGATACTAAAGCATTTTTTATATTCTCTTCTATTTCATTAAAGATTTTTTTCAATTTAGTATAAGAGCTCTTTAGGATAAGATATTCTTTTTTATTTTCTCTGCTAAAGAAATAAGACAATAAATGTAAACTTAAATTGCTTCCTAACTCTATTAAATGCCCTAAATAAATATAAAAACCATATGACAAAGGTTTTACTTTATAACCATTATATATACAAAAACCTTCATCATTATGCATTCCTCTGTAATTCATTGAACAGATGACTTCAATTGTCCTATAATCGGGTCTACCATTTGAATTGACTATATCATGGTAATACTCATTCCTAATGGGAGCTACTTCTCGACTTTTTAGACAGTTTATAATAAGCTGTCCTAGTTTTTTCATAAATTTATCTGTTTCTTCTTCAGATAAAGCCTGGAATTTTTTGTTCAGTTCTTTTGTTTTTATAGAATCTTTTTCATCTTGAATCCTATCTTGTTCATGAATCTCGGTATAAGGCAATAATGTATGGTAGTTAATTTTTTCGTTCATATTATTTTCCTTTCAACTTATTTAGGATATCAAAGCATTTTAGTATTTTTTTATCTATTAAGTAGTGGGTAATAAACAATAAGAATGCATTTAATGTCATAGTAAAGATAAGCGGTTCCTCATGAGATATAAATAAATACCATATAATCCAAAATATAGCAGTAATGATCATAGATATCAGTACACATCTTCCGGAAATTTTGTAATTAAATATAGCCAGCATCAGAGGTATAGTAACTAGCGGCATATAAAAACCGCTTGTGAACATAATTATTTTTAATAAATCTTGATTCCAAAAAGTTACCGCGTAAGCAAGTATCCCTATTAAAACCGTATATTTTCTTGCCATTTGTAGTTTTTTATAAGGAGACCAACTATTTTTGCCAAACGTATCATTGGCAAGCATAACTGCCGAGATATTTATATGAGAGTCAGCCGTAGACATGGCCATGGATAATATACCGATGATTATAATTATTTTTAACCAAGGATTTAAAAGGTCTAGAAATTCCGATAGCCGATCTTCAGTAGGTAAATTGGGATTAATTAAAAACAATTGATAAGCTATGTAACAACCGGCGAGTATTGTAAGAAGGAAACCAATGCAAGATGTAATCCAACTCCATTGAACTTGCTTTACATTAACTCCTATAGAAACTCTTTGAAATTCAGTCGGCGAGAAAGCCGGTATCATAAAGTAAAAGAATAGTGATCCCATTGTTATTAATTCTTCTTTTGAACTATTAAAAACCGACATCACATTAAATTTTAAGAGAGCATCAGTGCCGATATTTGCTTTTGGTAATCCCTGAAGTGAGGCAATAGCTATTACGAATGCTAAGGTAAATAGTATTGATTGAGCAATATCCGTGTATATAACGGAACGGACTCCTCCTAAATAACAATAATATACCGTTAATGCTCCAAAAAGCAGCGTTAATACTTCCTTTGGCATTATAGGCCAGAGGTAATATGCTATATTACCCGATATTTTGAATTGTATAGCAATACCGCCGCATACGCCGATTGTACTTATGATAGCGGTTAATGTTCTAACCGTTTGGCCGTAATACTCTCCCATGTAACTTGCTACCGAAGTTTTACCTAAAACGCTATGAGCCCTAGGTATTACTACGAATGTTATAAATAATATGGATATTATCATTCCTAAGGAAGGTAATAAATATTTCCAGCCGTTATCATAGAATTTGATTAACTTAATATTAAACCCGCTAGCACTAACCCAAGTAGCTACCAGGGTGAATGCTATCATTTTTATAGAGAAGTCCCGAGCTCCAATTGAAAACGTATGGATGGTACTTACATAGTTTGTCTTTAATCTTCCTACTATAAAAATTACAGATACAAAAATAATCAATACAGTTGCATCGAATGCGTTTGTAAGAAACGAATTTGTAACGTAAGTCATACTTTTCTATTTAATAAGTTATCCACAAAAAGCCCTAAAAGCTCCAATATCTTTCCATCTTATTTTTATATTTTAATCTTGTTAAGATTAATAGGTTTTTTTAAGAGGCGTAATGGTAAATCAATTTACTATAATAGACTTTACGACACTTCGGAAAAGTCTAATTAACAATCAAGATTGTAATCAAAAGGCGTGCAGTACGGAAGTTATAGTAGCATGGTCTTTATATGAGCTTATTACCTTAATAGAAGAAGAAATAACTAATAAAATTCTTGCTAAATATTCCGGATACAAAGAAAAAACTACTAGCGGTTATATAAATATTTTGATCAAAAAGTGTTTTTTCATAAATACTGCAACCGACCTCTATCGGAGAAGATTACTACCATTATTACCTACTTGGAAACATTCCATAGCAAAGAAAGAGGAGGTAAGTAATAGAGATCAATTAATAACATTTTACTTTCTTGTTCCTAATACTGATTTAAAGATTCAAATCAATCTTGAGATTTTAGAGGAACAAATTGAACAGTTTAAAACAATCCCCAACAAAGAATATTACCTGATTAATTACAATCAGTCATGGATAGAAAATGAAAGTTTGATGATAAGTAATTTGATTATTATTAAAGCAAAGGGATTTATTAGCATAATTCCTATCAAACATCTCGGCTTTAACATTAATGATCAAGGACAGCCTTATAAACTTATGCAACAAGGAGAAGCATTAACCAGAACGACAACGAACGGAATAATTTATGGAAAATATCAAAATAGTAGCTAGGAGGCTAAGGAGAGTAACCAATGAAAATCATGCGTCATTGACGATTGATACGGTAATTCACGATTTAACCACATTAATAAATTTAATTTTAGAAGAGGAAAAAGATGAGTAAGGCAATTGACATAGAGTGTGTAATGAATAAAGAGGAGCTCCAGCATATCAATGAAGTAATAATAGCTGTTTACGATACTTTAAAAAGTAACTTTCTCGGTGCTAATAAATTATTAGAAAATTACGCTTCAAATTCTGAATATAGCCAGCAAATTAAGGCACGAATGAAGATTGTGTTATCGGCTATGAAGCGTTTAGTTGCAGTTTTAAAGATACGAGATCCGCTACATAAATACCGAAATTTCTGTAAAGAAGTTTGGATATTACAAGAAATCTGTGAACGAGACTTAAAGAACATAGATTGCAAAATGGGGGAGGCTTAGAATTATGGCAAAAGCATCGTCTAATGTCATCAGTTTAGAATTCTATAATAGGAAGACTGATAAGAACGAGAAGACCTTTGATCAAATATTACGTATAGCAAAGTTTATTGGCCGAGCTAATGATAAAACTAAAAGTATTGGTAATAAGAATAGTAAATTTTTATTAGCACATATAGCAGACAGAATTAAACGTAGTAAAACCGGAGTAATTTTTATTGACCATGATGAGATATCAGAAATTACGGAATGCCGTTCTGACCAGAACTTAAATCTCATAAAACAATTAATAGATATCTTTAACTTTGAATATCATCGTTTTATTGTCTTTGAAGGTCAAAAAAGGTGTTATGGTTATACAGTAAAATATACGAATGACGGTATTGAGCGAATAAATAATCCTGAGTTATTTTATCCTGAATTACTTAATAAAAAGTTTCAAATTGATAGCCGAAAAGAGTCTATTAGCAAGCCGAAAATATTTGGCTACGAGACAGAAAAAGTTCGGCCACGTAACCGAAAAAATTCGGCGATACACGCGCGCGTTCTAAATAGAAATTTAGATATTATAGATATAAATAAAGATCTTTCAGATCTTTGTTCCAGTGAAGATATAAGTTTTGGTATAGAGAGCCAAGATCTAAAAAATCAGGATACTAATTTTATTTTTTCTAATCAGACCGAGGTAGAGGCTAATACGGAGTTCCCTAACATGAGCCGTGTAGACAGAATGATAGCAAAGGAGCAGGCTAGAAGACAGCGAGACGAGCTTGAGGGAAATTCTTTTGAGGAAGTACTTGCAAGGGCAAAAGCCGATCGAGATAAAGAGAAATTAACCTTAACAAAACAGCAGGAAACAGCACAAATAGAGCCGCCTACGGTTAAGGCTTGGCATACCCCGCCTCAGGTTCAGAGAGAGCCAAACGATATTCATACCAAGAACGACAATGTCTACCATGGCAACAGATTACTTAACGAGTTTGATTTCACGGACGAGTTAATTAATGCCGTACGAGAGAGGAGTAATAAACCGCATTTTTCCAATAGCCGAATAATTGCGATTATGAAAAATATTATCGCTAGCAATCCTAAGGTTAGAATTTGGGGAGGAAGGAATGCCTTTATCAACTATATGGTCAAAGCGGTAAACAACGAGAAGGAATTCACCAAGGAAGAGAAGTCACAATCGCTTGCGGAAATGAAGAGAAAGGAAGCAGAACAATTGATGTATGACTTTGAACACCGAGTAATCAGATATTTTTAAGGAATAAAATAATGGATCAGGACATTTTAACTAAACTAGAAGAAATAAAGCAACTTGATACTCGCAACGAGAAAATAGCTATCGGTCATATGCTCCAAGATGAGGTAGCAGCTATTACCGGAACTAGAATGCTAATAGCAAAATACTTCATCACTCCTCATGCTGCACATGTGTTTAAGATTGTTAAGTCGTATGTAGAAGAGGGGAAATCAGTTAGCGATATATATTTCCACATTCACTCAATAGCAGAAGAGGACTGGCAGTCTTTTTCGCAAGGTGTAGCAAGAGAGGAATACTTAAGGCAATGTATGGTACTTAGCATCCCATTCCTTGGTACAGATGTTTACGCTGAGGGTGTTTTTGGTCAGATACAGAAACAGTATTTTAGAAGAGAGGCATTTTTTCTTTATGAAAATGCCAAACCAAAAATTCTTAATACGGCAGATAGTAAGGATTTAACGGAAATAGTAACCGATATCGGTAACAAGTGTAATGCTCTCCTTGATGGGATGACACCAAGCGACGAACATGATTACGAAGCAGAAGTAATGGAGGTTTTAAATACTACAGAACAAGCTGTAATCAGTAGCGGTTTTAAAGACCTTGATCAGATTATAGAGGGATTTAGACCGGGTCAATTAATTACTGTCGGAGCAGGAACGGGAGTCGGTAAGAGTGCTTTTGCGGTTAACCTTGCTTTAAATATTACTAACCAAGGTTATAAAGTTGGTCTTTGGTCTTTTGAGATGGATAAGGAGGAAGTTTATCAAAGGATAATTTCAAATATTACTGAAATTAGCAGGAAAGATAGGTTGCATGCAGAAGAACGTTACAATGCAGTTAAGAAATATTTTAAAGAAGCTAAAGATAATATTCAGATTTTTACTGATCGGATTAAGGATTTAGGGAGTTTCTATCTTCACTGCCGTAAGGAAAGTATCAAGGAAAACATGAAGGTGATCATCATTGATTATGTTCAATTAATACATTTATCAGGTTTTACGGGTTTAAACAGAGTTTCTGAAATAGAACTCATTACAAAGACACTAAAAAATATAGCTAGTGAGCTTGGTATTACGGTAATCATACTTTCCCAGTTATCAAGAGAATATCAGAAGAGAGAAAACAAACAACCGATTCTTTCTGACTTAAGGGATTCAGGTTCGATAGAGCAGGATTCAAATCTAGTAATATTCTTGCACAGGCAGGATGATTACCCGCTGATGCTAAAAGATTATGAGAAAATAATTACGGTCATAGTAGCAAAAAATAGGGACGGCCGCTGTGGATCATTCATTTTGAAGTATCAGGGAAACATAACAAAATTTAAGGAGGAGTAAATGAAAACAAAACAGCAATTAGAAGAACAGATTATAGATATGTATTTAAATAATAAAATTAACTCGGCTACAAAGGAGGCAAAATTATTATTTTTAAATCTCTTTCCAACAAAAGAAGGATTTAAGCATATTGAAAACATGTTGAAAGATTCTCAGGCATTAGAATTTATGGAGAAAGTCGTTGATAGAGAAATGGATTTAGAAGAACAAGGGTTGGAAATTTCCGATATGAGTGAAGAATGTCTACACAGTATATTTGATTCTTTAACTCGAAAAGGGTTCTTTAGAAAAGATAGAAAAGGATATGCCTTAACGCCTAAGGATAATTTGAATATGGATAGTTTATCAGATGCAGAGGCATTCGTATATATAAAATTTAGAAAAATGTTTTTTAATAAAATAATGGAAAATAAGGAGGTTTTATGAGCGAACAAGAAGCTAGGAAATATACGTCAATTCATAATTTAAGAGACGAGATTAGGAGGGATATGGAGGATTATAAGCTTTTATGGACTGATGAATATGTAGGAGTAGATACTGAAGCCGTGTATTTATTTAACCGCAAAAAAGACAATGATCTTCGTTTTTGGTTTTCAAAGTACTTAGATAAACAAATTGATAACAACTTATCAAAATTAAAAGAACTAGTGGAGCAAAAGAATGGGTAAGAAATTTGATCTTAGTCATATGCCTTATATTAGAGATAAAGATACGTTTAAGGCTGTTATGTTTGCAAGGAATCTTATGGGACAGCGTGTACCAATCCAGTTAGCCCTCTATAAAGCAGCAAAATATTATAAGGTTAATACTTATCAAGTTGCTAAATATATGGGGAAATTGGGGAGTAATACTAAAGAAGAATATATTGGAAATGATGCTTGTTTTAATGACGAGCTATGGGAAAAGAAAAAAAGAAAAAGGAGCAAAAATAATGACTAAATGGAACAACTTTAATGATGCCGAGGATCAAATGTCTTATGAGTTAATCCCGCATAAAACTATAGCAAAAGTTCGTCTGCTGATAAAAAAAGGTAATCATGTAACTGATGAATTTAAAGATGGATGGGCTACCAAAAGCCGCACAGGAACTAGTATATATCTTGCCTGTGAGTTCGTAATCTTAGGAGGAGAATATGAGAATAGGAAGATCTGGAGCAATATCGGTCTTCACAGTGATAATTCACCAAAATTCGCTCAAATGGGTAGAACTATGATCAAAGCTATCCTTGATTCTGCTCATGGATTACATCCAGCAGACAAATCACCAGAAGCAGAAAAAATGAGAACTATTAAAAGCTTTTCCGACCTTGATAATTTGCAGGTGGTAGCTGAAATTACCATTAACGATAAAGGCGATAAGCCTAGTAATGAGATTAAGACGATAATTACTCCAGCACATGCTAAATACAGCGAGTACATGGACGAGAGAAGCGGTAAGTTTCCGATAAATTATAGTGGAGATGGGAGTAAGCAAATAAGTACTGAATTTACTTCTGATGAAGTGCCATTTTAAATACAAATAACAAGGAGAGAGAAAATGTTTACATTTTTAAGAAACGTCAAAAAAGCAGCAGACTTTTTTAGTATTCACCCAGAGGGCTTAAGTTTTGTAACAGAAAGAAGGCTTAAGGGCTTGGAAGCTAGTGTTAGTAAATTGCCGAAAGCTATAGAGGATCGCAATCTTACTCGTATAATTAATTTAGAACATGAAAGCTATAAAAATTTCTGTGAGTTAGAACAAATCGTTGAACGTATAGTTACAATTCTTGAAAAAACACTAGATAAAAAGGAAGCATCTACTCAGTCATTACCGGTAGAGCAAACCAAAACTACTAAAAAACCTAAAGTCGTAAAACTTAAAGCTGTAGAAGAGAAAGTCAAAAAAGTTAAACCGCAATTAACACAGGCGCAAGTTAAAAAGTTGTTTGAATATAGAGAGGGAGAGCTTTATTTGAAGGTTAATAAAAGAGCAGTTAAAAAAGGTATTAAACTATCCTTTTTAGCAAAAAATGGCTCTAGTGTTAAAAGATACGTATTTATCAATAGTACTAAATATAATGCTGGACGGATAATATACTTGATGTTTCATGGGTATTTACCTGAAGTAGCTGCTTATAAAGATGGCAATTCATTAAACACTAAAATTGAGAATATAATAGCAGCTAGCTGTTCTGAACAATCTGGGTATAAAGGCGTAACTTATGCAACAAAAACGAAAAAATGGGTAGCTAAGATTATGAAAGAAGGAACAAATCTTTATCTAGGTTCTTTTAACTCCCCCGAAGAAGCCCATAAAGCATATTGCAAAGCAGCAAAGAAACTATATGGGAGATTTGCACGAGTAGCGTAATAGAAATGTAACATAATAATAGGCAAGCACGATGAACATGAATTTTCATATTAACGAAGAATTTGCAAAACTTATTCCTCCATTATCCAGTGATGAGTTGTATAACCTAGAGCAGAGTTTGCTTAATGAAGGTTGCCTCCATGCACTGGTAGTATGGAATAACACCATAATAGATGGACACCATAGATATGCCATTTGCAGTAAGTATGGCATAAGCTTTGACGTAGTAGAAAAAACAGGGCTAGAAACCGAGCTGGACGTAAAGCTCTGGATGATCAATAACCAGTTTAGCAGAAGGAATTTACCTACTGAAACTAGGCTTGCACTAGCTTATAAGTTTAAGCAGTTTGAAGTAGAGAAAGCTAAGGAGAGGCAAGGCACTAGAAATGATTTAGTAGAAAGCGATACTAACATTGCCCAACCAGTTGGTAGAAGTGAAACTTCTGAGTATGAAAACAGAGGGAGAGGCACTTTAGGAGAAATAGCCAAACGAGCTGGCGTGAGCCACACGACAGCCGAGCAATACGATACCATCCAGCGCAAAGGTACTGATGAGCAGAAAGCCGAAGTTGCAGAAGGCAGATCCAGTATTAAGAAAATGTATAATGAGATTAAAAAAGCAAACAGACTGGAAAAAGACCCCAATCCCGATAACTCTTCTCAATTATCGACTAACGGAGTAATGAGTATTCAAGAACACATTACCGGTATTTATGATGCCTTAGAGGGGTTTAATAACTATAAGGACATGGTTGCGATTCGTTATTGGCTTTCAAATACCAGTCTTAGTCAGAATGATAATTTTCGTTCTACAGTACTTGATGTAGAGAAACAAAAGAAAGTGGTAACTAGAAATCTAACTGTGCTATCGGAAGAAGTAGATGACTTAGAGTTTTTAGTGAATAGGTGTAAGCACTTTGTTTCGATAGAAACCCAGAAAGATAAGAAATTCTTGAATGAGTATAATAAATATTATGGCTAAAGCAAAATGTGAAGAGATTGTTATAGAGCGTTATTTAAAAGGGAATATTAGCAATGAGTTTAAAGATGAGCTTTTGTGGGTCATTAACCTAAGGCGTGATAACCATCAATATTTAGAAGTATTATTTAGACTGTTAGAAGATGAGAGCTCGGAAAAGCTTAATATTCTAGAGAATATAGTAAATATGATAAAGAAACAAATTATTGCCGATAGCAGAGACATTCCGCTAAAAAATCCAAAACAGGTTATAAACAAGTTGCTAGAGGAGCTAGAAAATGAACTATCCAAGTAATCATGAAACTATCACATGGCAGGCTACTAGTATTAAACTGGCCTGCTTAAAAGAATATCCTAATAATCCGAGAAAAATAACCAAGGAAATGCTGGATAAACTAGCTGCTCATATCAAGGAGGACGGGTATCATCAGAGAATAATAGTAGATAACGATTACACCATTATCGGCGGCCACCAGCGTAAAAAAGCTTTATATATGGCAGGTTACGATGATGAGACTGAAATTGAAGTGTTAAAGCCGAGTAGGAAACTAACAACTGCCGAAATAGACAGGTTAAACATTAGAGATAATCTAGCGTTCGGTGAATATGACTTTGATGTACTAACGGAACGGTTTGATATGGAGGAGCTATTATCTTTTGGTATGGATAAGGATATGCTCACACCTATATTTGATAAAGCCATATTAGAAGAAATAGGGGAAGAAGAGGAAATAGAACCGGGGGGAGAAACTACTGCTAGGCTTGGTGATATTTACCTGCTTGGGTCTCACCGTTTAATGTGCGGTGATTCTACTAATCCGCAGCATGTTGAAAAACTAATGGATGGAGCAAATCCGATTTTGATGGTAACCGATCCGCCGTACGGTGTGGAGTATGATCCCAAGTGGCGAGAGGGATGTGATTTAGGAGTCGGCAAGCGTTCTAAAGGTAAGGTACTAAATGATGATAGATATGACTGGTCTGATGCTTATTCATTATTTACCGGTGATATTGCTTATATCTGGCATAGCGCAAAGTATACTCATAAGTTTGCCGAAAATATAGAAAATAGCGGTTTTGATTTAATTAGTCTTATATTTTGGGCAAAACAGCATTTTGTAATTAGTAGAGGTGATTACCATAACCGGCATGAGCCTTTATGGTATGCCGTGCGGAAAGGGAAGCAGCATAACTGGCAGGGTAAACGCGATCAATCTACCGTATGGGAAATTGAAAATAATAACTCATTCGGTAATAGTAACACGGAGGAAACCTTTGGACACGGCACGCAAAAACCGATGGAGTGCATGCTTCGGCCTATACTTAATAACTCCGCGCAAGGCCAGAGCGTATACGATCCGTTTGGCGGTAGCGGTACTACGTTAATTGCCTGCGAGCGGTCAAAGCGTAATTGTTATATGATGGAATTATCCCCGGCTTATGTTGATGTTATAATAAAGAGGTGGGAAAAAGAAACCAATAAAAAAGCTGTATTGTTGAATGAGTAAACCAAAAAGGGATATTACGCCGGAGGAGTCCGCACAGGTTGAAGCATTGGCGGCACATGGTCATACACAGGAAGAGATTGCGGTTTTTTTAGGAATGTCTGCGAGGCATTTTAGAAGAACTAAGGGTGAGAATAAATCTTTAATGTCCTCCTATAACAGGGGTAGATTTAAGGCCAAGAACTATGTTGCATCAAGGCTTATGAGGTTTATTAAGGATGATGAGCTAACGGCCGTTAATTTAAATGCAATCACCTTCTACCTCAAGACAAAAGGAGGCTGGGGTAGTGAATACAAAAATGATAATCAACCCGTGTGTTTGACGTTTTCTGACAAGCAAACGCCTGCTGAAATATTCAATATCGGGTTTAATGCACTTAAAGAAGGACGGATAGATTTTACTCAGATGCAGCAGATAGGGGGTTTAGCGATAACTAAGATGAACATAGAAAATAACGGTTCTAAGGAGGATAAAATAGCTTATCAGCAAAGGAGTAGAGAGGAAGCATTGGAAATTGCCGCTAAGATGAAAGAGGCAAGAGAGAATATCAGGTTTTTTAAGGAGAATATTAAAGAATAGTTATGTCTAAGAGAGTATATATTAAGGAAACTAGAGCCGTAAATTATTATAAACCTCTTACGTTAGAAAAATACAGAGAAATAGAAAATGCTGAACAAGAGGATCAAAACTATGCACTCTCCAAGTATAGAAAATTAGTACATACCCGCAGAGAAAAGGAGAAGTTATGTCCTAGAGAGCCTGAAATATATCATCACGATCTCTATAAAAAGTTATGAGAAAATAAGGATAGTCAAAGCCTATGGTATAATTACTTTAGCTAAGGAATGAATATAAAGTAATAAAGCTAAAATGTTAAATGTTCTAGATATTTTCTCAGGCATAGGCGGGTTCTCAATCGGCTTAGAAGCCGTCGGACTAGAAACGGTTGCCTTTTGTGAGATTAATCCGTTTTGCCGAAAAATATTAAAAAAACATTGGCCGTCTGTTCCGATATTTTCTGATGTTACCACTATCCATAAGGAAGATTTAAAGGCTCTGCCGTCAATTGACGTAATTGCGGGAGGATTTCCTTGTCAGGATATATCGGTAGCAGGCAAGCAGAAAGGAATAATGGCTAAACGTTCAGGATTATGGAAAGAATTTGTGAGATTAATCAATGAAATCAGACCAAAATATGCGATTATCGAAAACGTGGCAAACCTTCGCAGTAAAGGACTTATCGCCGTCCTGCAAGATTTATGGGAGATCGGGTATAATGCAGAGTGGCATTGCATACCGGCTTCCGCCTTTGGCGCACCTCACAGACGGGACAGAATATGGATTATTGCCCACCCCGCTTGCTTCTGCAAAGTCGGATTGTCCATCGGAAAGGAGGAGACAGAGTCCACATTTGGAGACGATTGTAAAAATGCTTCCGACCCCGACTGCAAGCGATGCGAGCATAGGGAATATAATAAGCAAAGACGATGTTTACCTGGTAACAAAAACAGGAAGTATCCGCAAACACAACAGGAATGGGATATCAGGGAGTCTTGGACTAGCCAGATATGTAAGATTCTTCCCGACACCGACCAGCAGGGATTACAAGGATGTGGGGGATTTGAAGAAATTAGCCCAATATGCTCACAAGAGCAGATTGGCATGTACTATTGCCGCCGAGGAATTAAGCAATGGGGAGAAGAGCCTTTAGAAGTGCCAAGGCTAAAAGATGAGAGGTTGAACCCTGATTGGGTAGAATGGCTTATGGGTTATCCTATTAGCTGGACGGACGGAGGCAGTCGCATGCAGCGTCTTATGGCGTTAGGTAATAGTGTTGTGCCTTTGATTCCTGAGTTTTTAGGAAAAGTGGTTGTAGAACATGATAATAATATACGGTGACCAATGTGTCTTGAATCCCCTGCAGTGTATTATAAAGATATTTATAAAGGGCGAAGTATTGACTGTTTCACTTACCGATATACTATAGTTAGTATGGGTTATTTTGCTTTGTAGCCATTTACCTATAGATGAAGTTATTTTGGTATCGTTATGACGTCGTAATTGTATATTATTGACATCTTTATTACGTCATACTATATAATAGTGTGATCAATCACTAAAAGGTAGGTAAAATGATTTTACTAATAGGCGGAGAGAAAGGAGGAACAGGTAAATCAACGATTGCTACTAACATGGCAGTAAAACTAGCTCATCAACAACAAGAGGTTGTGATAATTGACTGTGATCCACAAGGTACAGCTACAAAATGGCTAGCTAGGCGTAATAAGTTATTTCCTGATTTGCCAAAAGTATTTTCTATACAGAAAACAGGGGATATATACGATACTTCCATAGATATGTCTCATAGGTATAAGTATGTAATCATTGATGCTGGAGGTAGGGATTCTGAAGAACTTAGAACTGCTATGGTAGCCTGTAATAAAATGTATATTCCATTAAAAGCTTCTCAACCTGATATAGAAACAAGTAATCATATAGTACAGTTAATAAAATTAGCAAAAGCTCTAAACCCTAAATTGCTTGCATTTACCATGATATCTATGGCTTCGACCAATCATGTATTAAAGGAAGATCAGGAAGCAATTTCGTTATTATCTAAACTTAATATAGCAAAAGTATCTAATATAATAATTCGTGAAAGGAAGGTTTACAGGGATGCTATAGCGGATGGAAAAGGGGTTATGGAATATGACAATCTAAAAGCTAAAAATGAGATTATACAATTATTCGAGGAGATATTCTGTAATGACTAA